GGGTGAGTACAACAAGGTACATATATTTCTATTTACTTAAATAATTTTATTAATTACCCGGCCCGGGAAATTTAAAACTAATATATAAAAATATATATAAAATATATGTACTTGTACGTACCGGAAACCGTGGTTTTTGTTGATGTTATGCGGTTTTTATAGGAATTGACGGTACAACTATTTTTATATGAGGTGATTAAATGTTAAGTGTTGAAGATAAAAAAGACTTTGCCGAACTGGTTGATATTATGTTGACAGGAATGAAAAAGAACCATTTATTAAAAAACCCAACAAATTCAATTTATGACGATGTGTCACACCGTTTATATGAATTTTATAAAAACGGTGAAGTTGATCCAAAAATTAAAGCTGCACTGCACGACTTTAAAGACGATTTATATTTTAATATTTTACCGTTGTATTATAAAAACAAATATACAATTGAAAACATTGCTGAAATTATTGACGTCGATGTGTCAACAATTGTCAGAAATAAAAAAAGATTGTGTTTAAGTATCTATTTGAACATAGAATAATGTTGTAACGTTCATTTTTGACCGTGTAACGATTTTAAACCGTTAGGGGTATAAATTCCCTTAACGGTTTTTTTGATTGCCTTAAAACGAAAATTTGATTGATTATTTTTGATATGTGCACCAAATAGGCACAATATATGCACTATTCAAAACGCAGTAGGTCAGTATTAAAATGATTGTATAAATTGTTTGACTGTTAAACGTTAGGAGGTTATTTTATGACGTTTGAAAATTACATTAAACCGGAATTGTTGATATTGGTAGTAGTTTTATACGTAATTGGGTTGATGTTGAAAAACACAATGTTAATTAAAGATAAATACATACCGTTGACACTGGGTGTTATTGGTGTAGCGTTGTCATTGTTTTACGTTATAGGTACAGAAGGTTTTAGTGTTATTGGTGTATTTACCGGATTTACACAGGGTGTTTTGGTTGCTGGTGCGTCCGTATATGCGAACCAGTTATTTAAACAGTCGTCAAAGTAAGGCGGTGGCGAAATGTCAGATACAATTGTTGTTGCCTTAATAAGTGGCGGGGTTACGTTGGCGGTGTGTTTAGTTAACAATTTTACACAAAGTAAAAAGTTGTCCGTTGAAATGGACAAACAGAATGAAAAGCAACTTGAAAATATAAAAAACGAATTGAAAACACAAAACGAATTGCAAGCGTATAAAATAGACGAATTGAAAACACAAGTTGAAAAACACAATCGTGTTATTGAACGTGTTTATAAGTTGGAACAAAACGAAGCGGTTTTTGAAGAAAAAATTGATGTTGTAAATCATAGAATTAAGGATTTAGAAGGTTATCACAAATGAAGGTGGTTAAATGAATGAACCGAAAATTAAACCACAGTTAAAATTAGTGGCATTAAATTATGTTGGTAAATGTTGCGGTAATGCTGAACAAAGTGTTATTGAAGCGGGGTATTCAAAGAAGTACGCAAGGGGCAACGCCTATAAAATAGTTGCACGTGAAGACGTACAAAATTACATTGAATATTTAAGAAGTAATACGGACAATGTACGCGACATTATGGAACTGGCAGACTTACAAGAATTTTGGACGCAAATAATTAAATGCAGTGGGTATAAAACAAGTGACAGATTAAGGGCGTCTGAACTATTGGGTAAAAGCAAGGGAGCATTTACCGAACAATGGTAAACAGGAGGTAAAAACGTTATGGGTAAATACGCAAGCAAAGTTATTGAACTGGCAAAAAGCTGGTTAGGTAAAAACGAATACGACGGAACACATAAAAGTATTATTGATATTTACAACACACATAAACCGTTGGCAAGAAGTTATAAAGTTAAATACACCGACGCGTGGTGTGCAACGTTTGTTTCAGCCGTTTCAATTAAATTAGGTTATACCGATATTATACCGACTGAATGCGGTTGTGAAGAAATGATTAAAAAGTTTAAAAAACTTGGTGTATGGATTGAGAACGAAAACAGAACACCGACACCGGGCGAAATTATTTTTTATGACTGGGACGACAACGGCAAGGGTGACAACGTAGGTTATACGGATCACGTCGGTATTGTCGAAAAGGTTATTGAAAAAAACATTTATGTCATTGAAGGTAATGTAAATAATGCAGTTGGTCCACGTGTAATTGCAGTTAACGCAAAAGGTATACGCGGTTATGCTGCACCGAAATATGACGCGGAAGGTGTAAAAACCGAAACTGTAAAAACCGAAACTGTTAACGGTGCGGTTGATGTGGTTGCAAAAGAAGTATTGGGCGGCAAATGGGGTAACGGCGTTGAAAGAAAAAACAAATTGATTGCAGCTGGTTACGATTACGACGAAGTACAAAACGCCGTTAACAGATTGGTACGCGGTGTTGATTTAAAAAAGGGCGATAAAGTAAAGGTCCTTAAAAATATCAATTACGATACCGGTAAACCTTTTAAGGTTTGGCACGCAGTATATGACGTAATACAGACAAGTGGTAAACGCGTTGTAATTGGTGTTAATGGTGTAGTTACTGCACCGGTAAACGTTGAGAATTTAAAGAAGGTGTAAACAATGATTTTTGAATATACAAAGAATGGTGTAAAAGTTGCTAACGATTATTACGAAGAAGGTTATACAACATTTTGTTATTTTGAAAATAAAGACAATGAAGTTGTATTTTTGCGTATGGTTGACAAATGCACCGGTGAAAGTACGACACACGTTTTCGATAATGTAAACGGTGAAGTATTTACAAAAGATTATATTTATTTTGTTAAGGTTACGGACACACACGAAAATATACTTGTTGAAGAAAACACACGTATATACAATTGCGACGCACATACAAAAGTATACGGCGTTTGTGCCGACGGTAAATGTAAAGTTGAAGTGTTAAGCGTTGACCGTGCAAATAAAATGTTTGCAATTGTTGACCACGGTACATTGCGAGCTGGTAAACATCAATTTGATTACCCGGAAGGGTTTAACAAAAATAATACATTTCCTATACCATACATCGGAAGTGACATAGCAAGTATTAAATTGGAAGACAATTATTATGAGTTATATTCCGGTGTGTCATTTGGAGCAAAATTAATGTTTATAAAATCAAAGGTTTAATATGTTTGATTTAACAACGTTTTATCAAAGTAAACCGTGGATAAAGTTAACGCAGTTAATACGTGCTGAACGTCTGAACGCTGAAGGTTTTATTGTATGTGAGTATTGCGGTAAACCTATTGTTACGGCGTACGATTGCATATGTCACCATATAGAATACTTGACGGAAGAAAACGTTAACGATGTGAGTATATCATTGAACCCGGACAACATACAGTTGGTACATCATAAGTGCCATAACCTTATACACAATAAGTTTGGTTACAGTAAACGCGGTGTGTACTTGGTGTATGGTAGTCCGTTGAGTGGTAAAACGTCGTGGGTTAATGGTGTATGTAATGAAGGTGACTTAATACTTGACATTGATAGTATATGGCAGTGTGTAAGTGGTTGCGATAGATACATAAAACCGAACCGCTTGAAAAGTGTTGTATTTGGTGTACGTGATAGGTTACTTGAAGACATTAAGTACAGGCGTGGTAAATGGGTTAATGCTTATATAATTGGCGGTTATCCGCTTATTGGTGAACGTGAACGATTGTGTAAGGAACTTGGAGCCGAAGAAGTATATATTGATTGTACACTTGATGAATGTTTAAAAAGATTTGAAACGCTGGAAGATACAGACCGCCGACAAAATGAAGAATGGAAAAAATATATTTTGGATTGGTGGAACAAGTACACCCCCACAGTCGCGTAAAAATTTTATTGTGGGTAACTGTTGGAGGGGGCTTAATTTTCACAGAAAAGGAAAAAACGAGATTTTTATAATTGAAAATTTGGTGATAATTTGGCAGACAGATTAAAAGAACTTCAAAAAATTATAAATAACGGAACCGGTGAAAACGACAACAACGTTTTGCTTAAAAACTTGGTTGATGAAGTAATTTTTATTGAAAATCAGTTAAACGAGTTACGAAAATTGCCGTTTATATCCGTAAACCCTAATAACAACAACTTACAAAAGACTACACCGGCAGCGAAACAGTATAAAGAATTGTTACAACAATATATAAATTGCTTAAAAGTCATAGCAAAAGCAACCGGACAGGACATTGACGACGAAGAAAGTCCGTTGCGTAAGTGGGTTAAACGTAAAATGGAAGGGTTGGGCGGTTGATATGCTCATTACTGAACGTAAAATATGGACACCGGACAATTCCAACTTACTTAAATATAAAGGTGAGATTGACGCCGGTAAAATATTGGTCGGTCAAGAATTGTATCAAGAGTTGGAAAACTTGGTTGATGATTTATTCCATAACGACGAATATTTTTACAATACTGACGACGCAAATTTACGTATGGATTTTATGGAAAATTGCGTTAAGTTAACAAAATCACCGTTTTACGGTAAACCGATGATATTAATGTTATGGCAAAAGGCATTTATTGAAAGTATGTACAGTTTTAAAATGTCACGGTCCTATGCGGACACCGGGGCAATGATAGACAGATTTAAAAAAATACTGTTATTGATTGCCCGTAAAAACACAAAGTCGGAAACGTGCAGCGGTATCGGTCTTGCAGAATTCCAGTGTGGTAATGACGGTGCCGACTTGGTTTGTAGTTCAAACGATGACCAACAAGCAAGTTTGACGTTTGACGCAATGGACACAATGCGAAATATGATTGATCCAAACGACTTGGACACCAAACGCAACCAACGTTTTATATTGAATAAGGTTACAAATACAAAAATATTCAAATTGTCAGACCGTACGCGTAACAAAGAAGGGCGTAACATTGACTGGGCCATTGTGGACGAAGTACACGAAATGCAAAATAACGTCATTGTTAAGTCAATTGAACAGTCGCAAAGTTTGAAAGACAACCCAAAATTAATAATGATTACGACGGAAGGTTTTGTTGTTGACGGTTTTCTTGATGAAGAATTGAAAACGGCAAGGGCAATTATAAAAGGTGAGGACGATAGTATATCGGCACAACGTTATTTGCCGTGGTTATATACGCAAGACAGCGAACAGGAAGTATTTACAAACCGTGCAAGTTGGGTAAAAAGTAACCCAACGTTGGGAATTGTTAAAAAATGGGACTATTTAGACGAACAAATTGACCTTGCACGTAAACGAAAAAGTGACAGAATATTTGTTTTGTCCAAAGATTTTAATTTTAAACAAAACGGTACCGAAAGTTGGTTGAATTTAGACGATTATACATACAATGCAACGTATAACGTTGAGGATTTACGCGGTAGTTTTGCACTTGGACACGTCGATTTGTCAGAAACAACGGACTTGTGTTGTGCAAAAGCCTTAATTTTAAGACCGGACGACAATACAAAGTACATTTTAACACGTTATTTTATACCACAAAGCAAACTGGAAGTCGAAAACGACGATCACGCAGCCGGGGCAAAGTATAAAGAATGGGCGAAAGACGGTTATATTACCGTTTGCGAAGGTAACGACATTGATTTATCAATCGTTGCAGACTGGTTTTATAAAACTTTGTTTCTTGAATACGGTATAAAACTTTACAAATGTGGTTATGACCAACGTTTTGCAAAAGACTGGTTAAAACGTATGGAAGATTACGGCTGGTATAAGGGTGAAAACGGCGACGTTGAAATGGTTTTGCAGAATGCACAGACCTTAAATAACGCAATTTTACTTACTGAAGCGGATTTTAAAAGTCAATTGATAAATTATAACGAAAATCCGGTTGACCGTTGGTGTTTAAAAAATGCTTGTCTTAAAGTAAACGATTTAAGACAGTCAATTTTAGTAAAAACAGAAAATTCAAAGAAGATTGACGGAGCGGTAACGCTTGTTAGTTTATATGAAATGTACAGAAGGTACAGAAGTGATTTAAAACAAATGCTGGGAGGTGGTAAATAAATGGGTTGGTTGAGTAAATTGTTTAAAAAAGACACAAAAAGCACAATTTACGCGGACACGTTAAACGGTTATACCCCTTTATATTCACAATTTGGTCAAAATATTTACGCGTCGGACGTGGTACAACAGGCGTTAAGCTGCATTGTACAGGAAATGAAAAAATTACAGATATGTCACATTAAAAAAATCGGTATGGACGTTACACCGGTCAATGGTAATTTACAGACCGTGTTGGAAAATCCAAACGAGATAATGACACAAAGTGATTTTATCGAAAAAATAACGTGGCAATTACTGTTTAATTGTAATTCGTTCATTATTCCGGTGTATTACGAATACACAAACGACGACGGAACGAAAAAAAGGGTTTATAAAAGTTTATATCCGGTGCAGCCGTCACAAGTTGATTTTATACAGGACGCAAGCAACAAATTATTTGTTAAATTCCGTTTTGCAAATGGTTACGAAACCGTTATTAAATACGACGATGTAATACATATCAGATCAAAGTATTCAGTAAATGAATATATGGGCGGTAATGAACACGGACAACCGGACAACGACGCATTATTACAGACCTTACAGTTAAATAAAAACTTACTTGAAGGCGTGGCAAAGGCTATGCGGGCAAGTTATGCGGTTAACGGTGTTATTAAATACAATACCTTTGTTGATGAAGGTAAAACCGAAGCGAATTTAAAAGAACTTGAACGCAAATTAACAAACAGTGAAAGCGGATTTTTACCGCTTGACCTTAAAGGCGAATTTATACCGATTGGACGCAACACACAGATTGTTGACGCGGACACATTAAAGTTTATTGATGATAAAATTTTGCGTCATTATGGTGTACCGCTTTGTATCTTACAGGGTGATTATACAACGGCACAATATGAGGCGTTTTATCAGAAGACGTTGGAACCGATTATTATTTCAATGTCACAGGCATTTACCAAAACATTATTTACAGACCGCGAACGTTCATACGGAAATAAAATACAGTTTTACCCGGAAGAATTGATATTTTTATCAATGGACCAACGTTTGGAATTGGTGCGGTTGCTGGGTGACAGTGGCGGTTTGTACGAAAATGAAAAACGTACCGCACTGGGATTAAAACCAGTAAAGGAACTTGAAGGTGTAAGAATGCAATCACTTAATTACGTGAATGTAAATATTGCGTCAAGTTATCAAGTTGGAAACAATACGAATAACACGGGAGGTGCGACAGAATGACAAGAGTTGATTATACAAGTTATGCAACAGATTACATTTGTTTAAGCAGCGAAGAAAAGACAACAGAAGGTATTGTAAACGGATCGACATTACTTGAAGTTGATACAAGTACAATTTACGTATTTTATAACGGCACTTGGTACGCACAGAATTGAGGTGTTTAAAATGAAATTTCCAAACTTTTATTTTAAACGTCGAAAAAGACCGTCGTATTTACGGTGTAAATTTTCAAATGGTGAAAAATTTGACGGTGTACTTCATTTGACCGGTAGTGAAAAGTGGATTGTATTCACTGATATGTCACATTCGTTTTGTTTTAAATTGGGTACATTCCTAATTGAAAATGGAAAATGTACTCATTACGAAGCAATGTCTGGTGCAAGTTGGATAGATAATCGAAACGGTATATATTTGAACCATACTGGGTTGATTATAATAACCGATTTAAATTTTGACAATGTTGACGATTTTAAAAGGTATGTGAAATCACAATATGATAATGGTACACCAATTTCAATATTTTATAATTTACCGGTGGAGGTGTAAACGATGAAAGAAAAAATAACACGTTGTTATAACTTTGAAATGAGGGCGACAACGGACGACGAAGCAAAAGGCGTTATTGAAGGGCGTCCAATAGTTTACGACAGTTTGACGGATTTGGGTTATTTTGAAGAAATTATAACCGCCGGAGCGTTGAAAGACACAGACTTAAAGGACGTTAGATTTTTAGTAAATCACGATACAAGTATGATACCACTGGCACGATCACGAAATAACAACGAAAATTCAACAATGCAGTTAATTGTTGACGATAAGGGTTTAAAAATTCGTGTGCAGTTGGATATTGAAAATAATACAGACGCACGTAATTTATGGAGTGCGATTAAACGCGGTGACATAACCGGAATGTCGTTTATGTTCACCATACGTAAAGAAGAATGGGACGACAGTAACAAAGAACACCCAAAAAGAACAATTACAGACATTGAAAAGGTGTTTGAAGTGTCGGCGGTTACGTTCCCCGCTTATGAAGAAACAGAAATTGACGCACGTTGTAAAACGGAACTGGATAGTTACCGTAACACACTGGAAAGTGTGGAAAGAAACAACACACCGGAGGGTGGAAATGGCGTTAATGATATAGAGTTGTTAAAACTCAAAATAAGAATAAAATTAAATTTGAATTTGTAGGAGGACAAACACTATGAAAGAATTTCTAAAAAAACTATTGGCAAAAAGACAGACAGAATTAAGACTTACACAGGCACGTTTTGACAAGTCCACAGATGAAACAGAAATCCGTGCACTTGGTGAAACACTTGCAACACTAAAAGCCGAAATTGAAGACATTGAAAAGCAGCTTGAAGGTGCTGACGATAACGGCGAAGGTGCAGAAGGTTCAGAAGGTGCTGACGATAACGGCGAAGGTGCAGAAGGTAGAAGCCTTATAAATGCCGGTATCGTTGGTTCATTTGCACAGAACGCACAGGCAAGAAACGCAAACGAAAACATACTTGACAGTATGGAATATCGTAACGCGTTTGCAAATTACGTAAGAACTGGCGACGTTTCCGGTTTTGCTCCAATTGAACAGAGAGCAGCCGACGACGGTATGATTATTACTTCTGACGTTGGTAAGATTATCCCAAATACAATTATGTCCGAGGTTATCAAGGAACTTAAAGTGTATGGAAATCTTTACAACAAGGTAAGAAAGTTGAACGTTCGCGGTGGTGTTGAATTCCCGATCGAAGAACTTGTACCAACAATTACTTGGATCAGTGAAACAAAGACCGCTGACAACCAGTCAACACCGGAAATTAAAACAAGTGTTTCATTTGGTTATCATATCGTTGAAGCACGTATTGCACAGTCCTTGTTGTCACAGATTGTGGCACTTGAATATCTTGAAAAGGAAATTGCAAACTTGCTTGTTGAAGCATTTGCAAAAGAATTTGACAGAATTATTCTTAACGGTAGCGGTAGCGGTCAGCCTTTGGGTATCCTTAACGATACAAGAGTTGACGCAAAACACAAAATTTCATTTACTGCCGAAGATTTGGGCGACTGGACAAAATTCCGTACAAAGTTGTTTGCTAAAATTCCGCTTGCATACCGCGGACAGGGTATTATCGTTACAACGGTTGCAACTTGGGAAACTTACTTTATGACATTGAAGGATAACAACAACAGACCTTTGTATTCTGAAACATACGACAATGCAGAAGGTACACCGGTTTGTCATTTCGCTGGCCGTGAAGTATTGCTTGTTGAACCGGATATTATTAAAGATTATGACGCAGCAACAAGCGGTGACGCATTCGCGTTGTATTTCCGTCCACAGGATTACGCGATCAACTCAAATATGCAGCTTGGATTTAAGCATTATTTCAACGACGACACAAACAAGTGGGTTAACAAAGGTTTGTGCATTATGGACGGTAAATTGCTTGACGTTAACGGCGTATATATCCTTACAAAGTAATTAATAATTTAACTAATTACTTAAATGGAGGTAAAAACGAATGAACAACGTAACAGCATTAAAAAATTTAGCTGCAAAAATTTGTGGCGTAAAGGTTGAAAAAGTTGAAGGTAAGACGGTTGCGGAAGTAATACAGTTTATTGCCGACAATTACCCAACTAAAAAATAAAATTTTATTCCGAAGGAGGTAACACCAAATGGCACAGATATTAAATGACACCGAAATTTTAAACAAAGTAAAATCGGCACTGGGTGTAACTGGTGATTATCAGAACGACACGTTGACAATTTACATTGACGACGTAAAAAGTTTTATGAAAAATGCCGGTGTAAGTGACGCGGTTATATGTGATGTTCAAAACGTCGGTACAATATGCCGTGGTGTTGCCGACTTGTGGAATTACGGAAGTGGCGACACCGGGTTAAGTGAATACTTTAAACAACGCGTCGCCCAACTTGCGTTAATTAGTCGAGGTGATGAATAAATGGCGGGTTACAAACCAAAAGCACCGTTTAACGTTGCAGCGTTTATTTTAAAACCTATAAAGACTATTAAAAAAGGTGTAACAGTAAAAGAATTTGTACCGAATGAAAAACCGATATTTTGTAGTTTTAAGACATTCGGAGGTACGGAAAAAATAATTAATGACGTGTTGGCCGTGGAAGACACCGGAGTAATTGAAACGTGGTTTAATCCGGATATTACAAGTGATTGTAATATACGAATAGGTACAAAAGACTATGAAATTTTAGGCACACCGGAAAATATAGAAATGCGTAATCAATATATGGTATTCAAAGTTAAAGCCGTAAAAGGCGGTGCGTAATATGGGTAAATCAAAGTGGGGTATACAGTTTGACGGTTTTGCTGATTATATGGCAGAACTTGACGGACTGGGTGCAGATTTAAAAGCAATAACAACGGAATGTTTGGAAGCTGCACACGATCACATTACACCAAACATACAAGCCGATATACAGAAACACAGGCGAACCGGGAACACTGCAAAGTCAATAATTACGGACAAACGCGTTGAGTGGAACGGAACGGTTGGAAGTATTAAAGTTGGTTTTAACTTAAAAAATGGCGGTATGCCGTCAATATTCTTAATGTACGGTACACCGAGAACAAAAAAGGATACCAAATTATATAACGATATTTACGGTGGAGCGACAAAAAAGAAAATTGCAGAAAAACAACAACAAATTTTAGATAATGCAATTACCAAAAGGTTGGGAGGTTAAAAACTTGGAAGATAAATTGATTGAAATTTTAAATACGTTTGGTTATCCCGTCATACGACAGGGTAGTTTGACGGACAATGACGAATACCCGGACACATTTTTTACGTATTGGAACAATTACGAAAACGAAGAAAAAGCATACGACAATGTGACCGCAAGCGTTTTATATGATTATGACGTTAACGTGTATTCAACTGATCCAAACAAAGTTTATAACCTTTTAATTGCTGCACGCGAATTGTTAAAAACGAACGGATTTAATACACCGTCAAGAGGTTACGACGTGGGAAGTGATGAACCAACGCATACAGGGCGTGGAATGAATGTACAATTTAACACGTTAACACGTGGCGACAATAAAACAATTGCGGACTTGACAACCGGTATGTCAAAAGCATTAGACGAAATTATCAATACACAAAACAAATATTTATAAGTTATAAGGAGGTAAAAAGGTATGGAAAAAATTAAATGTATCGAATACCGCGGTATACGTGACGTTGTGGCAGCGGAAATCACAAAAGACGACGCGGAGGTATTTGAAACGGGTACACCGTTCAGCCTTATTTGGGTAAGTGAATTATCAAAAGAAACTGAAAGTTCAAGCGAAACACATTATTACGATAACCAGCCGGCAATCGTTGTTGACGCAACTGGTGCGGACACCGTAACAATTAGCGGTTCAGCCGTTCCGTTTGATGTGGTTGCAAAAGTAACAGGACAGTTTTTTGACGAAACAACCGGTATGTTCATTGAAGGTGAAGGCGAAAGCAAATATTTTGCACTTGGTTACGTTACAGAAGATACAACCGGCGAAGAAGTTTTTGTATGGCGTCTAAAAGGTAAATTCGGTATTCCGTCAAACACACACGGAACAAAGAACGACGGCACAGACGCAAACGGACAGGAACTAACATACACCGGCATACAGACAACACACAAATTTAATGTTCGTGGTAAAGGTGAAAAGGCGGTAAATGTTTTGAAAAGTAAATCCCCGATTGAGGAAACTGCATTTTTTGCGACAGTACAGACACCGGACACAATTACAGAAGCAGCAAATTCATAATTTAAAGGGGGCGTTTAGTCCCCTTTATTCAAAAAATATATAAATAAAAAGGTGGTTACATTATGGCAACAATGACATTGAATATTTATAAAAAGGACAATAAAAACGAAATCGAAAAAACATACAGTGCCGAAAGTTACGATTTAATGTTGGGTACAGTTGAAGACATTATGGCAATTATTGACTTTGACAAAATGAATAACGACGTTGAAATTGCAACAATGGTTGTAAAATCTTACAGTGTATTAAAACCATTTATTAAAGATGTTTTCCCCGGTTTGACCGATGAAGAAATGACAAGAATAAAAGTTAAAGAACTTATACCGACATTTGTACAAATTTTCAAGTCAATCATTGAAAGTTTGAGTTTGGTTAAAACGGAAAAAAACTAAATGAGGGTGTGCCGGACGACACACCCATATACGAAACTTTATTTGATATTCAAATGAGTTTGTGTAAAATTTTTCCGGCATTGACGCCGTTAACATTACGACGTGAAAAGGCACGGGAAGTATTTTTATTGATTAATAGATACAACAAACACAGTTTGAAAAATAACAATGGAAATAAAACCAATACGACACAAAACGGTGTACGTGTCATAAGACGTAAAGCCGGTGACAATTGGTTTTAATTTATAAATTTTATGTGAAATGTTGAACAAGGGGGTGTAAATTATGCCGAATAATGAACATACAACGTCATTTAAAGTTGACATATCACAATTGCAAAAAGGTATACAAGACGCAAACCGTCAAATACGACTTGCAAACGCTGAATTTAAAGCAGCGTCAAGCGGTATGGAAGATTGGGGAAGCAGTGCGGACGGTTTAAGTGCAAAAATAAAACAACTTGACACCGTGTTAAGTGCTGAAACAAAAAAACTTGATAGTCTTGAAAAACAACTTGCAGCAACGGAAAAGGAATACGGATCAAATTCCAAAGCAGCGGACGAATTACGTATAAAAATTGCAAACCAGCAAGCGACAATTAATAAGACCGAAAGAAGTTTAAATCAGTATAAATCAGAACTTGACAACGTTGAACGCGGACTTGACGACGTGTCGGACGCAAGTAAAGAAGCGGAAAAAGACAGTAAAAGTCTTGGCGACGGTTTTACAGTTTTAAAAGGCACAATGGCGTCACTTATTGCCGACGGTGTAAAAAGTCTTGTTAGTGGGTTAGGTAGTCTTGTTTCAGAAAGTCGCGAAACAATCACCCAAATGGGTAAACTTGAAACCGCGTTTGCAAGCAACGGGTTTAGTGCCGAAACCGCAAAACAGACATATCAAGATTTTTACGGCGTACTTGGTGATGAAGGGCAAGCAACGGAAGCCGTGGCGTTTTTGGGTAAAATGGTTGACAGTGAAAAGGACCTTACAACGTGGACCAACATTGCAACTGGTGTTTACGCTGAATTTGGGGCAGCTTTACCGATTGAAAGTTTGACGGAAGCAGCCAACGAAACACAGAAAACCGGACAGATAACGGGTGCACTTGCTGACGCATTGAACTGGGCGGGAATTTCCGAAGAAGAATTCCAGTCGAAGTTGGACGCGTGTTCATCAGAACAGGAACGTCAAAAACTTATTATGGACACCCTTAACAGTACGTATTCGGACAGTGCAGCAAAATACAAAGAAGTCAACGGGGACTTGATAGAAAATCAAGAAGCAACCGCAAGTTTAAGTAATATAATGGCCGAATTTGGTCAAGTTGTTATGCCAATTATTACAACGTTTGCAGAAGCTATTACCGGACTATTGAAAACAGTATTACCCGGTTTTCAGCAAATTGGCGAAGGTATAAAAGGGTTAATGAACGACACGGAAGGTGGAGCGGAACAGTTAAAAAACGGCGTACAATCTGTTTTTAACGGTTTAATTTCACAAATAACGTCTGCATTACCGAACATTTTGAGCACTGGTACCGAAATTATCACATCTTTAATTGAGGGAATTGTTGAAGCATTACCGGGTTTAATTACTGCAATTGTACAAGCAATCCCCGGTATGATTGACAATATAGTGACGGCATTTAAAAAAATTGTGGAAATGTTACCCGATGTTATAAAAGCCATTGTGGACGCATTACCGACGTTGATCCCGGCAATTATTAACGGTATTGTTGAAATGATTGTTACACTATGCAAAAATTTTGCGTCAATCATTCAACCAATTATTGACGCATTACCGGGCATTATAATTTCAATCGTGCAAGCAATTGTTGATAATTTACCGGCGTTAATTCAAGGTATTATTCAATTGGTTTTAGGTATTGTACAGGCAATTCCCAAAATAATTCAAGCGTTAATTGACGCGTTACCGACGGTAATTTCACTTTTAATACAGGCAATTTTGAACAATTTACCCGCTATTATAATGGGACTTATACAAGTCGTTATTGGTATCGTAAAAGCGTTACCACAAATATTTATGTCTTTAATTCAAGCGGTACCCGCCGTGTTATCCGGCATTTGGGACGGGTTAAAAAATGTATTTGGTAACGTGGGCGAATGGTTCGGTAACATTTTCGGCGGTGCTTGGGAAGCAATTAAAAACGCGTTCGCCAGTGTGGGTGACTTCTTTGGCGGTATTTGGGATAGTATCTGTAATGCTTTTTCCGCAGTCGGTACGTGGTTTAAAGATATGTTTAATCAAGGCTGGGAAAATATTAAAAATGTCTTTAGTGGTGTTGGCGATTGGTTCGGCGGTATTTGGGATAGTATCTGTAATGCTTTTTCCAAGGTTGGCACGTGGTTTAAAGATATATTTTCACAAGCGTGGGAAAACGTTAAAAACATATTCAGTAATGTTGGTTCTTTCTTTACTGGCATTTGGGATAAGATCAAAAACGCCTTTTCCGCAATTGGTACAAAAATCGGTGACGCAATAAGCGGGGCCGTTAAAAAGGGTATTAACGGTATAATTTCAATGGCAGAAGGTGTTGTTAATGGGTTCTTGAAATTAATCAATGGTGCAATTAATCTTATTAACAAAATTCCCGGTGTTAACATTCCGAAAATTAACTTGCTTAAATTTCCAAGGCTTGCCAAAGGTGGCGTACTTGAAAAAGGTCAAGTCGGTTTACTTGAAGGTGACGGAGCCGAAGCCGTGGTGCCACTTGAAAACAACGCCGGTTGGATACATAAGACCGCGAAAGATTTAAAACAACAACTTAACGCCGAAGGTGTTTTCGGTGCTGGTGGTAAATCAATTGTGAATAACTATAATTTCAATCAGACAAACAATAGTCCAAAGGCTTTGTCAAGACTTGAACTATACAGACAAACTAAAAATCAATTGAATTTAGCGAAGGGGGTGTAAATCTTGTTACAACTTACAGTTGAAAACGCATACGGCGAAAAACTTAATTTATCAAATAACGACGATTATTATTTGATAAATGTAACAGGGTTGACACCGCCGGCAGCAACCATAAATACGGGTACAATTGCAACAAAAGACGGTGGAACGTATAACAGTAGTCGTTTCGAAAATCGAAATATTGTGTTATACATCAAACCCCGTCGTGATATTGAAAAAACACGTATAAATTTGTACACGTATATTCGTGCAAAACATTATATTAAATTGTATTTGAAAAACGGTACCCGTGACGTATGGATTGACGGATATGTTGAAACCGTTGACGGTGATTTGTACACCCAGTCACAAGAAATACAAGTAAGTATTATTTGTACTGATCCATATTTTAAAGCAATGGACGAAAAAATATTTGATTTTTCAACAATTAATTCATTATTTGAATTTCCTTTTTCAATCGGTGCCGAAGGTTCAGAAATTTCAAGCACGTCAAAGTTTGTTGAATTGAATGTACAGAACACAAGCGACGAAGAAACGGGCGTTATACTTGAATTTTACGCGTCTGAACTGGCACTTGAACCGACTGTATACAATTCACGTACCGGTGAAAAGTTTACAATTAACCACGAATTCCAAAAAGGGGATATTGTACGACTTAACACCCGTACCGGTGAAAAGAAATTGACGTTGATCCGTGAAGGTGTTGAAACAAATATTTTAAACCAAATGGAACGTGGTTCAAAATGGTTTACATTACTTGTCGGTGACAATGTTTTCACTTACACCGCGTTATATGGTATTGAGAATTTACAATTGAAATTGATATTGCAGCCGATTTACGGGGGTATGTGATTATGTATTATTTACTTGATACCGATTTAAACTTTGTTTCAACACTTGAAGGTTATCAAAGCGTCATTTGGACAACAAGATATTATACAAGCGGTGATTTTGAATTTTACATACCAGCGACAACCGAAACGTTAAATCTTATAAAAAAGGATTATTATATCACACGTGACGACGACTTCACGCAATGTATGATTATTGAAGGAATACAAATTACAACGGACGTTGAAAACGGTAATTATATAATTATAACCGGTAGAAGTTTGAAAAGCATATTGAACCGCCGGGTTATATGGACGCAAACAAACGTTAAAGGTACCGTTGAAGCGTGTGTACGACAATTGATAACCGAAAACGCCATAAATCCATATATTACACAACGCAAAATTAACAAATTGGTGTTAGGTGCTGAACTTGGTGTAAATGAAACAATGTCAGCACAATACACCGGTAAAAATTTGGGTGAAACGGTTGAAAATATTTGTAAAAAATACGGTTTAGGTTACGACATTTTACTTGATTTAGATGAAAAACAATTTGTTTTTATTCTTTTCAAGGGTGTTGACCGAAGTTATAACCAAACGGAAAACAATTACGTTACATTTTCAAACGATTTTGAAAACTTGTTAAAGACTGATTATGCGTATAACCAGTCTGAATACAAAAACGTTGCATTGGTGGCCGGTGAAGGTGAAGGAAAAAGCCGTAAACGTTTGGACGTTATCAATGGTGAAAATATACGCGTAACAAATTTAATTTCAAATGGTGATTTTGAAAATGGGTTAACTAATTGGTCAAGTGTATACACGTTTTCAAATGCAAACGGTGAAGGGTTGAACGGATCAAACGCCGTAAAAATCCAAATGTCTTCACGAACCTATTGTTATATTCAATCAAGTTATTTTGATTTACCACTTGACCACATTATATATGTCGCTGGTTATTGTAAACGTACGACGGATAACGCCGTACGTATAGGGTTATTATCTGAAGTTAAAGACGAATTAATGACGACATACGATGATTTTGGTAAAAACAAATATGTTAAATTATCGTATTACGCTAAAAACACAATTACGGAAAAAGAACCGTGGAGTGTTGCAATATACGCGAACGCTGGGGAAACGACAAACGGTGCGTATACATACTGGGACAACGTTTTTGTCGTTGACTTAACCGCTGCATTTGGTGTGGGTAATGAACCAACAAAAGAATGGTGCGACGAACACTTACCGTTTTTTAACGGCGAAATAAACCCGTATGCACCAAGTGATTTACAACGTTACGAAGTATATGTTGATAGTCGCGACACGTCAAGTGACACGGAAGAAGAAATAACGGAAGAAGATTACAACGCTTTATTGTGGGAACAAGGAACCGAAGCATTAACCGAAACCGGAATAATTGAAACACTTGACGGTGAAATGGAAACCAATTACACATACACGTTTAACGTTGATTATTTTCTTGGTGATATTGTTCAAGTGATAAACGAATACGGTAAAGAAATGACACCGCGAATAATTGAAGTTATTGAAAACGAAGACGAAAGCGGTAAAAATACAGTCGTAACATTTGCGACGGACGAACAGGAGGAATAAAATGTTTACTTATGGTTTTTTTAATTCTGTTAATGGTGACAGGACTTACAACGCGGAAAGTTTTAATTTATTTTTTGAAGGGTTAATAAGTCGCAACGGTATTTTCGAAGGTGTTGACGGTGATTTTAAAGTCAGTGCAAGCGGTACAGGGTTAATACTTAACGTTGATCCCGGTAAAGCAATTGTAAATAATCACTGGGTAAAAAGTGACGCAATTGAACCGTTGACGCTGGGAACTGCACACAATTTATTTGGACGTTATGACGCCGTTTGTTTACGTTGGAATGCAACAAACCGTACAATTAATCTTGCAGTTATAACCGGAACACCGGCAAGTACACCGGTTAAGCCGTCACCAAAACAAAACGAACTGGAAGAATACGAAATTATACTTGCATATATTTACGTTGGACCAAATGTAACCACTATAACCAACGCAAACATTACAGATAGTCGATACGACACAAGTATATGCGGGGTTGTTACCGGGTTAATCGAACAAGTTAACACAAGTACATTGTATCGTCAGTATGCCGATAAATTTGAACAACTGATTAACCAAATGACAACGTGGCAGCAGAACCAAAAAACATTATACAATGAATGGTTTGCAGCTTTAACGGGTGATCTAAACGTAAATACCAAACTTACACGTAACGTTGCCAACTACATAACAACGCGTGAAGCTGGAACACAGTACATTGATGTACCGGCGTCATTGAATTACGAAGACGGCGACATACTGGACGTATTTGTTAACGGCATTTTACTTGTTGAAGGTTTGGACTATGATTTAATGATGAACGAGGTTGAAAACGTACCAATGATATTTATGTATAGTGACGTTGATATTGACAACAACGTAACATTTTATTGTTTAAAATGCGAAGTGGGGGCGTGATTAATTTATGTTAAAAAAATTACAAACCATAAATGAAAATACCCCGCTCATATACGAAAAAGGTAAAAACGACGTATATAATGAGATAAATGAAAAATCAAAAATTACACAAACATTTGAAAGTGTTGACGGTGTTTTAAATCTTCCGTTAATATCTTCTATTGATAAAGTGATTTTTTACGGTGAAACAGTCGCAACAAAAATAAGCGACGACGTTTTACCGCGATATTCCATAACAGAAAAACCAACCAATATAAATTGTGAAAAATACAATGTAAACCAACTTGTACACAAAACAAATATCCTTAACACAAATAAATTGTTAAGTTTACCGGGGTACGATGAATATACTGATGTTTTGGAATTAGAAAATAATACTGCAATATACACAAAAAACGTATATTCGATAACGTTGACGGGTGCAGACAACGAAAAGTGGTCTAAAGTAAGTAACCGCGACAATTTATATTATTTGGATTGTACAACTACGTCAGATGTTTTTTCTAATGCGGAAATGAACAAAATGTTAACCGGGTATGGTTTATTGCGGGAAACAAAAGCATTTTCCAATTGGTTTGGTGAAATGGATAGTTGTTGTAGTCAAACGGTTGTAAACGGTTGGACAATTTACAACGGTGTACGTGCTGCAACGGGTGAAAACATTGTAAGATTGTTTATTCAAACCGATACAATTACAACGCTTGAAGAATTAAAAACAAAACTTGCAAAAACACCGTTTACATTTTATTATTTGTCAATCGAAGGAAGTAAAACAATTTCAAAAGTGCGAAATGAATTACAAAGACTAAATGATGAATTGGCAGACGGAACCATTAACACTGTTAAATTTAATCCACACGAAGGTATCATTGAAGCAAGTACCGATATTATAACAATGCTCCAAAATACCGGTAAACTTGAGGTGGTAAACGATGATTAAATTAAAAATCGGTAATAAAAATATAAACGTTGACGGCGTTAATTTTGAAATGGACGTTGCACCATTTTTAAATGACAGTCGTACATTTGTACCGTTGCGTTTTGTTGCTGAAGGTATGGGGCACAACGTTTTATGGTTGAACGATACACAGGAAGTTGTTGTATATGACCGCAAAAAATATTTTGATACAGTTAACGCGTGTGCGTACGACTGGGCAATACACTGGAATTGTTTGTCGATTGCATTATTCAAAGAATTAAGCGGGGTAATATATAAGGACGACAACGGTTATTACTGGGATAACGTCAGAATGAGTAAAGCCGACAACAAAGACGTTGTTTTTAATGCCGTTGAAGTAAAAAAGGGCGTCGCATTTATACACTCACACGGCGGGGGCGAACACTGGAATACAAAATCAATGTCAAAAACTGATACCAATATGTCAAAAACATATAATAGACGTTTGTATATGGTGGACAGTGGCGGTTGTTTATGGTTTTATGATCCGACGGAAGAAAAACCAAAACAAACACTTGTTGCGGAAGGTTTACCAAAGGACAGTAAATATTATAATATTGACAATGCAAATATGCAGGAATATTTTACAACCGGGTACCACGATTTAAACGATTTTGATTTCGGTTTTAAAGCGGATTATTATAACAAATTATATATGAACGGTGAAAAATACTATGAACGGTGAAAAATACACCGTATAAAACACACAAAAACGCACGCGTGCATTTATAAAAATGTACCGTGCGTTTTTATTTTAAAAAAAATTTAAAAATTTTCAAAAAATTTCAAAAAAAGTGTTGACAATGTAACACAATTGTGTTATAATAATATATGTAAGGCAGGGGTAACACTCTTACGAAAGGAAGTGAGGAAATGAACGAATTGACGGTCAAGCAAATAACAAAGTTAATCGAATGGTTAAGAAGTAACGGATTTACTGATGAAAAAATCATTGAATGTATTAACTACATAGGAAAGTAAAAAGGGTAGTCCCCCTACCAAGGATAACTACCCAAACACCAAAAACAGGCGTGTCGGGAGCCTTACCCCGACCGCTTGACATTATATCATAGTAAGGCGTAAATGTCAAGGAGGAATAAAAAATGAAAAAGTACAAAATTTACATCAACGGCGTATATTTAGAAAGTTACTCAAAACTTTTAGACGCCGAAGCAAGGGTTAGAATTTATGAGCGTCAAGACCGTTACGAACGTGATGTTGAAGGGTACACAAACCCATTACCAACGTACGAAATAAGTACAGAATACAAACAGGCGGTGTAAAAACCGCCTACAAAATAAATTAAAAAAGTGAGGTGTAAAAATGAAATTACAGGAATTGCGAAAAAATAAAGGTTTGTCACAAAGTCAGTTATCCAAATTGTCCGGGGTACCGCTCCGGACAATACAACAATGGGAATGTGGACAACGTGACATTGACGGTGCAGCACTTGAACGTTTGTGTGATCTTGCCATTGCACTTGATTGTAAAATATACGATATTATTGAAAGTCCGAAAGTAATTGAAAAGTTATTAAAAATTATTTAAAAATAGTTAAAATTTTAAGCCGTATTGAATTTTTAAACATTTTATGGTAATGTTATAGTAAAATAATGTAAAAGTCTGTTAAAACGAAAAAAATAACACCATACACATTTTTTTGTGTATGATGTTATTTTTGCCTAAATATTATAGAAAGGAGATGATTGAATATGACCAACCAACCAAAACAAAACCCAATATCATTTTAATATAATTATCAGAATATTGTCAATATTTATTCAACAATTTATCGGAGTACAACTATTTACAACCAAAGTACAACTATTTACAAGTATTTTTTAATATATGTACGGCCCCTTTGAAGGCTTGATATTACTGACAAAATTAAGGGTGAGTACAACAAGGTACATATATTTCTATTTACTTAAATAATT